GATAAATAAGGTATAAGAAATAGTAAAAAGGTTAATGTCTGCAATTAATATAAATCTAGTAATTGAGCAAGGTTCAGACTTTGACGTTGATTTTACCATCAGAAATGATGATGGGACTCCTTTAAATCTGACTGATTATGAAGCTGAATGTGTCTTAAAGAAGCACCCCACTTCAACAACTTCCTATCCTTTTGTTGTAACTTTTGTTGATAGAATTGCTGGAGAGATAACAGTCTCTATGGCTAGTACTGTGACTCAAACTTTAAAAGAAGGTAGGCACATGTATGATGTTTTATTGACTTCTGGGGTTGGTACTAAAACTAGAGTGATTCAGGGGAGCATTTTGGTTAATCCAGGAGTTACCCTATGACAAAGTATGATGTAACTATTTCTCATAATAGGAAAAGAGTCTCAGTATCAACTCCTTCTAAGTATGGAGTTGATGTTAATTTTGAAGTTCCAGTAAAATCAATTCAATATAATAATATTATATTGGATGATATTTCATCGGGATTTAATGGTATTGGGAGAACTTTTTCTCTATATGAAGATGGGACACCTTATACACCACTAAATGATCAGCAATTATTAGTTGGAAAAAATAATTATTTTCTAGAACCAGCAGAGGATTTTGTTGTATCTGGGAGCAATATTATTTTTACTGATCCTCCTTTAGTGTCTGATGATATATTTGTCATCGCCTTAGTTACTACTGCTGATCTTACTAGGACTGTTAATTTTATTGTTGATAGTGGCAATCAAAATATGACCCCTGGAGAAAAGGGGTTGTTAACTGTTGATGTTAATGGAATAATAGATTCTTGGAAAATATTTGCTGAGACTTCTGGAAGTCTACAATTGGATATTCAGAAATCAAATTATTCGGACTATCCAACTTTTACTTCAATTGTCTCTGGCAATTATCCAACAATAACAAATACTGATAAAGGATTTGATGAGGTTTTAACTGGATGGGATACAACAATTTTATCTGGAGACATACTTAAATTTGTTGTAAACTACTCTGTGGATATTAAACAATTTCTAATATCCTTTAAATTAAAATTATAATAAATAACTTTAGTTAAACACGAAAGCCAAACGAGGAGATTTTTAGATGGCACTGTTAGTACCAGCTATTGGTGAAGTAGAATCACTTAGATATCTGATTGGCGCAAATAATCATGTGCCAGATCTGCAAGATACTTCTCCAAGAAACTTAATTTTAAAACTATATTCAAGTAATACTACTCCTGCTGACGGAGACGTTCCAAGCAGAACTAAGTATTATGAGCCATTTGCAGGCAATGCAGATGCTGCTTCTTGTGGATATGGAACAGCACCTGTAACTGGATATCCAAATTGCGTAAATAATAGAACTGATCAGGGTTATACTGATGCATATGGTATTCTTCTGAATGGTTCACGTTGGGTTCTCAGAAGAACTGGAACTGGCGGAACAACTGTAACTGCAACATATCCAGAGCAGACATTTACCTTCAGTGGTGATATTGCCGCAAATACTAATGCAGATTATATCTACGGATATTATCTGTCTAGAGCAAATAACATGCCTGTTGCACTGCTAGGTGTTCAGGATGCAGCAACTGTTGGAGTTGGTACTACAGTTTCTAAGACTGATGTAACTGGAGTTATTGGAAGCAGATCCTTTACAATTAATACTGGTGGTGTTAATGATATTACTGTAGGAATGGCAGTAACTCACCTTGCAATTGCAGGAAACACTGTAGGTATCGCAACAACTGCTCAAGTTGTTGGTGTTGATAGAGCAACTGGAACAGTTTATATTGATAGTCCTCTGCTTGCTAACATTCAGGTTGCTACTGGTTCAACTGTCAACTTCCAATTCTCTAAAGTATCTACTGCAGTTGATCATGGTCTGCAATTGGGAGATGTTATCTATATTGAAGGAAATCAATCTGGAACAACAACTGGTGCTAACTGGGGTATTACTTCCTCAACATATACCGTCCATAGTCTGAATGGAAATCGTGAATTCTTCACAACTCCTTCTCTTCATGGAACTGGAACTGCAACTCTACTGAATAGCGTATTTTACGCTGAAAGATTCACAAATGGTCCTTACAGAATTCAGAACCCTGGAGACGAAATTAAAGTTACTCTGAACGTAACTCTTGAGTGATATATAGTTATAGGTCTTGTGATTAGTTTTTTGGGATTGCTCTCTTGGGCAATCCCTATTTTTTTCATAAGGAGGATAAGAAATGCCCGAAGACTACGGTAGCATTGCTGATGTAGCTACAGAAGTTATTGATTGTGGATCAATACCAGTAAAAAAAGATAATAATTTGGAAGAGGATGAAGAAGAAAAACCTCTTCCAAATTCTTTTTCGTACTGCTCAACTGGAAAAACATCTTCCTTTAAGATAAAAGGATCTTCCTCCAATAATTTTAATAGAACTTTTATTGAGATTGATCTCAACGAAGATTCTATTGTTTATTTTGGTATCATCTTAACTTGGATTGGATTTGGTACTTTGTTTGAGATAGATAATGGTCTCGAACGAATTGTATCTCCATATCTATCTTCAGGTGAAATGAGATGACAACACCTAAGACGTTTCTATATCCAGAATATTATATCCAAGAAGATTGGGGTTTAGTAACTCAATCATCTACAGAATCTTCAGATTTAGGTCTAACATCTTCTCCCGCTACAGAACATGAAGATTTTGGACTAATACTTACAACACAACAAGAACTTAATACCTATCAAGATCAAAGGCAGTTTATTTTTGATCTTGATAATCTAGAAGAAAGAGCAACTTATAATTACAACGATAGAGCAATACTTCTTGCTCAAGAACCAGATAATTATGGATCTATTGCGGATCCAGTTGATGATGCAATTGACTATGGATCTATTGCTGATCCTATAACTGAAACATCAGATTACAGATACATTTATTATGGATCTGATGTTTATCCATATGGTACAGTTGAATTAAGTGGTGAGGCACTTAGCACCTTTATTACTCTTGCTATACACGTTGGTTCTGGATCTGCACAGATCTCTGGATCTACAGATGATAGTACTACATTTAGAGAAATTGGATCTGGATCATTCTCTGCATTCTCTGGATCTGCGGAAGCGACTGGGGCAAATCCACCAGATCAAACACTTCTATTTGAGATCTCTGGTACTAAGGTAGAAAGAAATACTTATTCTTATAATGAAAAGTCAGTATTCATCTTTGATGGATATGAAGATCATGGTGTCATAACTGTTGTTCAAGAATATGAAGATTACGGTCTATTAACAGATCAAGTTGCTTATGAAGATAATGGAACAATAACAACTCCATTTAATGAAACAACATATCCATATGGAACTGCTGAACTATCTGGATCAGCGATAACTGAATTTGTAACTCAGTTTGTTCACGTTGCTTCTGGATCTGCTGAGATCTCTGGTATCAAGGTAGAGAAGAATACCTTTAATGAAATTGCTTCTGGAACAGCAGTATTCTCTGGATCTAAGGTTGAGAAGAACACCTTTAGCGAGATTGGTTCTGGTACTTTATCTGCAATCGCTGGTGCTGCAGAAGTCTTTGGTGCAAATCCACCAGACTCTACAGTTCTCTTTGAAGTAAGTGGCACTAAGGTTGAGAAGAATACTTTTAGAGAAATTGTTTCTGGATCTGCAGAGTTCTCAGGTATTAAGGTTGAGAAAAACACCTTTAGCGAGATTGGTTCTGGATTAATAACTCTATCTGGATCTGCTGTTGAGAAGTCTCTACCTTCTCATTACGGTTCTGGTACTTTATCAGCAATCACTGGTGCTGCAGAAGTCTTTGGTGCAAATCCTCCAGATTCTACAGTTCTCTTTAGTGTATCTGGAACTAAGGTTGAGAAGAATACCTTTAGAGAAATCTTATCTGGATCTGCAACATTCTCTGGAGTTAAGGTTGAGAAGAATACCTTTAGAGAGATTGGTTCTGGATCCTTTAGTGCATTCTCTGGATCTGCAGAATCTACCCTAGTTAATCCTCCAGATCAGACTTTACTGTTTGAGATCTCTGGAACTAAGGTTGAGAAGAATACCTATTCTTATAATGAGAAATCTATATTTGTATATGATGGAAGTGAAGACTATGGATTAATATCTGATGCTATTGATGAGACTATTGAAGATTATGGACTCATCAGCAATTCCATTGATGATGGTATAAGTGATTATGGAACTATAAGTTCTCCGTACAATGAAACAACATATCCATACGGAACTATTCAAGTTTCTGGTTCTGCAGCAACTGAATTAGCAATTCAATTTATTCATGTTGCTTCTGGAACAGCAGTATTCTCTGGATCTGCTACAGAATCCTTCACTCCTGCAACTGAAATTGGATCTGGATCCTTCAGTGCAATCACTGGTGCTGCAGAAGTCTTTGGTGCAAATCCTCCAGATTCTACAGTTCTCTTTAGTGTATCTGGAACTAAGGTAGAAAGAAATACTTATTCTTACAATGAAAGATCAATTCTTCCTGCTCAGTCTCCAGATAATTATGGACTCATTACTGATGTAGTTGATGAATCCATAGATTATGGATCAATTGCTGATTCTGAACTAGAGTCCGTATCTGATTATCGATACATCTATAATACATCTGATGTATATCCATATGGAACTGCTGAACTATCTGGATCAGCGATAACTGAATTTGTAACTCAGTTTGTTCACGTTGCTTCTGGATCTGCTGAGATCTCTGGATCTACTGAAGATAGTACTACCTTTAGAGAGATTGGATTTGGATCTGCAGAGTTCTCTGGAACTAAGGTAGAGAACAGCACATTTAGGGAAATTGGTTCTGGATCCTTTAGTGCAATCACTGGTGCAGTAGAAGCAACGGGAGCAAATCCTCCAGACTCTACAGTTCTCTTTGATATTAGTGGCACTAAGCTTGAGAAGAATACTTTTAGAGAAATTGTTTCTGGATCTGCAGAGTTCTCTGGAGTTAAGGTTGAGAAGAATACCTTTAGAGAGATTGGTTCTGGTTCCTTCTCTGCGTTCTCTGGATCTGCAGAATCTACTCTAGTCAATCCACCAGATCAAACACTTCTATTTGAGATCTCTGGTACTAAGGTAGAAAGAAATACTTATTCTTATAATGAAAGAGCAATCTTTATCTTTGATGGATACGAAGATCATGGTGTCATAACTGTTGTTCAAGAATATGATGATTATGGATTGTTAAGTGATTCTGTTGTTTATGAAGATAATGGAACGCTATCAACTCCATTTAATGAAACAACATATCCATACGGAACTATTGAAGTTTCTGGATCTGCAGAAACTGAACTAAGAATTAAATTCACCCACAGTGCAACAGGATCTGCCGATTTCTCTGGAGTTAAGGTTGAGAAGAATACCTTTAGAGAGATTGGATCTGGATCTGCAATATTCTCAGGATTTGCCATTCAGAATTCTTCACCTTCATACTATGGATCTGGTACTTTATCAGCAATCACTGGTGCAGCTGAAGCAACTGGAGCAAATCCTCCAGACTCTACAGTTCTCTTTAGTGTCTCTGGTACTACAGATCAATCAAGTGCATTTAGAGAAATCTTCTCTGGATCTGCAGAGTTCTCTGGAACTAAGGTTGAGAAGAATACCTTTAGAGAAATTGGATCTGCTGGTTTATCTTCTGTTTCTGGAAATGCCACAAATCTCAAGAAAACTTTCAGTGAGATTGGTTCTGGATCCTTTAGTGCAATCACTGGTGCAGTAGAAGCAACTGGAGCAAATCCACCAGACTCTACAGTTCTCTTTAGTGTCTCTGGGACTACAGATCAATCAAGAACTTTCAGCGAAATTGTATCTGGAACCGCAACATTTGGTGGAACTGCTGACGATAGATTCAGACCAAATTATAAGGCTACGGGATCCATTAGTGCTATCTCTGGATCAGCTGAGTCTACTTTAGTCAATCCACCAGATCAGACTCTACTATTTGAAATTTCAGGTTCTAAGGTTGAAAGAAATACTTATTCTTATAATGAAAGATCTATATTTGTATATGATGGAAGTGAAGACTATGGATTAATATCTGATGCTATTGATGAGACTATTGAAGATTATGGACTAGTATCTAATGCTATTGATGAGACTATAGATGATTATGGAACTATAAGTTCACCATTCAATGAAACAATATATCCATTTGGAACTATTCAAGTTTCTGGATCTGCAGCAACTGAATTAGCAATTCAATTTATTCATGTTGCTTCTGGAACCGCAACATTTGGAGGAACTGCTGACGATAGATTTAGACCAAATTATAAGGCTACTGGTTCGCTCAGTGCCATTTCTGGATCTGCAGAATCTACTCTAGTCAATCCTCCAGATCAAACACTTCTATTTGAGATCTCTGGTACTAAGGTAGAAAGAAATACTTACTCTTACAATGAGAGATCAATTCTTCCTGCTCAGTCTCCAGATAATTATGGACTCATTACTGATGCAGTTGATGAGGCAATTGACTATGGATCTATCACCGATTCTGAACTAGAGTCCGTATCTGATTATCGATACATCTATAATACATCTGATGTATATCCATATGGAACTGTTGAAATTTCTGGTTCTGCCGTAACAAAACCAATCATTCTTTATGTTCATAAAGGATCTGGATCTGCAGAATTCTCTGGCACTAAGGCAGAGAACAATACCTTTAGGGAAATTGGATCTGGTTCTGCTCTTATTTCTGGGAATGTTACGGACTTTAAGAGTACCTTTAGGGAAATCGGATCTGGTTCATTCTCTGCATTCTCTGGATCTGCAGAAGTCTTTGGTGCAAACCCACCTGATTCTACAGTTCTATTTGATGTTACTGGAACCAAGCAAGAGAAGAGTACATTCAAAGAGATTGGATCTGGAACAGCAGTATTCTCTGGATCTGCTCCACAATCCTTTATTCCTCAAACCGAAATTGGATCTGGTTCATTCTCTGCATTCTCTGGATCAGCTGAGTCTACTTTAGTCAATCCACCAGATCAGACTCTACTATTTGAAATTTCAGGTTCTAAGGTTGAGAGAAATACTTATTCTTATAATGATAGATCTGTATTCATCTTCGATGGATATGAAGATCATGGCGTTATAACTGCTATTCAAGAATATGATGATTATGGATTATTAACAGATGATGTAGTTTATGAAGATAATGGAACAATAACAACTCCATTTAATGAAACAACATATCCATATGGAACGCTTGAGTTAAGTGGTGCAGTTAGTAATTTCAAAGCATCATTTGCTCACGAAGGAACAGGAACAGCAGTATTCTCTGGATCTGCTCCACAATCCTTCACTCCAGAAACTGAGATTGGCTCTGGAACAGCAGTATTCTCTGGATCTGCAAGAGAATCTTTCAACCCAGCAACAGCAATTGGCTCTGGATTCTTTAGTGCATTTGGTGATCGTGCTGAAGTCTTTGGTGCAAATCCACCAGACTCTACAGTTCTCTTTGATATTACTGGATCTAAGATTGAAAAGAGTACTTTCAGGGAAATTGGATCTGGAACAGCAGTATTCTCTGGATCTGCTCCACAGTCATTTATCCCTGCAACTGAAATTGGTTCTGGATCCTTTAGTGCATTCTCTGGATCTGCTGAATCTACCTTAGTTAATCCGCCAGATTCCACAGTTCTATTTGAACTGTCAGGAACTAAAGTTGAAAAGAGTACTTTCAGAGAGATCGGATCTGGTAGTGCTACATTCTCTGGAGCATCTGTTTTTGAACTGCAGGCAATATTTACTTCTGCAGGTACTATTCAAATTTCTGGATCTAAGGTTGAGAAGAATACCTTTAGAGAGATTGGTTCTGGATCCTTTAGTGCATTCTCTGGAGCGGCTGAAGTTGCTGGAGTCAATCCTCCAGATCAGACTTTACTGTTTGAGATCTCTGGTACTAAGGTTGAGAAGAGTACCTTCAGAGAGATTGGATCTGGTAGTGCTACATTCTCTGGAACAGCAACCGCAAGAAAGAATCCTGGTTGGTTTGGAAGAGGTACTATTGAAGCATCTGGTA